GAGTCCTGTCCATCTTATCCAATTTGTCAATATTGGAATCAATATTGGTCGTATCCTTTAGATACGTTGATTCTGCATGTAGTCTGAAAGCATTAGCAACAGCAGGAGAAGCTTCCCGGAGCTTCTCCTCAAAGCGATTTACTGTCGTCCTTAGGCGTTTCGGGATCTTCTTAGGTTCCTTCGGTGGAACGACTTTAGGCGGTGCAGTCTTAGGAATGGACTTTTTAGTTTCCGGAATTGGAGGCGAAGCTTTTGGTGCAGGCTCCTTCTTAGGTCCGGGACGCGGAACTTTCAGTTTCGGTGCTTCTTTGGGAGCCTCAGGAGACCGTTGAGTCTTAGGAGGGTCATCAGCAGCAACCTGTCGGAACATAATCAATAGTGCAATATCTGCCAAAGATGAACTCTTATAGTTCAAGGACAGATCCGGATCCACATTATTAATGTCGGGATCGTCAACTGTCATGCGATCCCGGCGATTATCATGTTTAGGACCTCGACGTTCAGCAGGTTTACGGCTCGGAGCAGGCTCTTTATTAATGAGCCTCTCAACTTGCCGTTCTTCCTTCTCGGTCGGAGTCAGATCGCTGGCCATGGAGGTACATCCCTCCCGGGCCACTTAAGGGCTAAGGTGCCTCTTCTTTACCAAATCGATCACCAGCTTTTTTGGTTGGTTTGAGACCGAGGTTCTTCATGAGTTTCTCTCCAACATCCGTGGTGTTGTAGAAATCTTCTCCAGCGGCGGAAAGAACCGCTCGGGAAAGCTCATTCATATTCGCATCCTTCAACGTCCAGGCATCCTTCAAAAGTTGAGCGTGAGCGTCTTCCACGTCAATGTTGAGAAGTTCATAGATGTACGCAATAGGCATCGAGCCCTTCTGGTACAAATTGAACATGAAGTCCTGAAGCTCTGTGTTATCACGCAGAGCCAGGCGAGTAAATTGTAGTTTGGGATATAGAAGAACACGATTCCCGTATTCATCATCTTCCCAGAAACCCTTCTTTTCTGCAATGGGTGCGAAGAGTTGCTGCTCCACAAATTCCGCGATGGTCTCCCGATAGAGGAGATACATCGTGTTCATAACATCTAGATGAATGCGTTCACCTGAATAGGTACTCTCACCTGTAAGCATGGACTCAGTGATACGGAGTCCAATGAACAACAATTTGTTGGTAATTTCGTACTCGGTACTCAAGTCAAGGAGACGATCGCGAGACCCGATCTCATCCCAGTGAACTTCAAAGTTCGTGACAATAGTGAAATCGGGATCAATGAGAGCCTGATCGATTTGATCGCGCAAATCTTGAGTATCGGGCTCTGACATCTTCTCAGCCCATACGACACGTTTCGGAGTCATCGCGCGGGATGCGATAGAAGTTTGAGCTTGGCGAAGCTTGTCTTGATAAAGCAGCGTACGCAGGCATCGCTCCAGAATTGAAATGCCTCTCTCATCGTACGGGCTCTTTTTATGAGCCAAATGGTAACAGAAGGACGAACAAAGATAGTTATCGTACGGACTAGTGTTGAGAGGAATTGGTTGGCCACTCAGGAGATTCTCTCGAATTTGCTCCGGAATGTCCTCAGCAATACGTGTTGATTCCTCATCGTGCTGTTCTTGCGATTTGAGAACAACAAGCCGATCCTTTTCACTTGGAATCAGCTCCATCTTGGTGCGATTAGTATACTGGAAAACCTCGAGTTTAATTTGCTCGGGAGGAAGAATTTGAAGGCGTTGCCAGCCTTTATACTTTTCTTGAACAAATGAGTGGATGGCCTTAGCGCGCTCGCTCTCAGGCTTGAGCTTCTTGCGTTGCTCAACCTTTTTGACCGTCCGACCTTGATAATCAACTTCACCAACAACCTCCTCTTGGATGTCGAGGGTGATGCTTTCCGGAATTTCATTACCTACGTCATGGTCTTCACAGAAAACAAAGACGTTCCCATGAAGCCAGTATTCATGGGTGGCATCATAGAGAGTTTGGAAAAGCCGGATTCTCCTGCACATCGCTTCATAGAAGTGCAAAATCTGCTTATTTCGTTTAATGTCTTTACCCTTTGGCAAAGACAATCGAATTTTCGACATCGGCACGTCGGTATGAAAATCAATCGACGCACCAACGATCGGATGGGAAACATACCAAAATCGAAAGAGCTCGCGCTTCTCACGTTCAGATTGGGGAAGCTCAAGGAAATCGGTAGAAAGTTGAGGACTGTAAAACGCCGAATCGGCATTTTGAATAGAGCCACCACCAGCGTTCCCGAAGTTGCCACCAAAGGCAGCCACACGAACAGACTGCGCAGCTTCACGCCGTGCTTGACGTTCTAACTTAGTCAATCGATTTTTCGGAGTTCCAACGCTTTCCGATGGCGTGATAGGCAGGACTCTCCCCTGATTAACGGGAGGCGGCTGAACCCCGGTCCTTTTCTTAGTCATCTGACACCATCAGCGACCAAAAGGCGCATCATCGGAATCCTGGCTCCGGCAAAGTTATTGTTTGGTCAACGTCTTCGCGCATAATCGAAGCCACCATCCGGATAGTTCTAGTAACTAATGCAAGTTTTTGAGAAGCCACTCCGACCGTCTGAAGGACTCTCCCCATACGCAGGCGTTGGCTGAGACGTAAGTCCTTGGTAGCCCAGAGAGAAGTCATTCTCTTTTCTAAGATGACCGAGGCCGCCAGAACACCGTTCAATTCAAGAACAATTCCGTCAATCTTCTTGCAGCAGGCCTCAACGCCATCAAATATTTTTCCAATTTCCTTCCGAGCTTCTTCATATTCATAGTCCCGAAGGGATTTCGAAAGGCCCCCAAACGGCTCCTGAAGGGGATTTGAAGACTTCTTTCCCTTAACCGGAATCGGTTGATCGGGTTGCGATAGAATTGACCCTGAAGAAGAGGCCACATGCAACCTTACTGATTTTGAGGTACTCTTGAAATTAATTGACGGGCTACTGCTACGAGTTTCTTAGCATTCATGAAATCGTCGATGGAGTCTTCCAAGTGCTTAACACACTTCATATCTCCATCCATGAGGCGTTCCCAGGAACCGCCGCGACGATAGAAACTGGATAGAACATGAAGGAAATCCTTCTCCTCCAGTTTGGAATCCGATCCCCAGGTGTGATCAAGGATTTGCCGTACAATTTTGTACGCAGCAGTATCCTTTACTCCAATGTCTCCCATCATTAAAGCAACAGAATAACAGGCTATCTCCGCCTCATACCCACGGGAACAGTTCGATTCCTATCGGGATGTCCATGAAGACGAGCTCTCTGTCGGTAGAACTGTCGATAACCGATAGGACGAACGGGAGATGGAGTAGAAAGTTGATGGACGCTTGATTCCATCGCCCCGGGATGTTCTTGAAGATATTCCGTAGCAAGAAGCAAACTCCGCACGAAAGAATCCGACATGTCGTCGTGCTTTCCGGCAACTTTCGGAGCTTCAACGATCTGAATATTTTTTCCGCCAGAAGTGGATTGGAGTTCAAGCAATTCAGAAATGAGTGGCGAATGTAGCTTTGTCGCCATATCGGAAGTGATAGTTGTCGGAACTGGATAATCGTAAATTGCCAGCTTGTGACTCAACATCAGCATTTTAGCGGTGTGGTAAGCATTGGAAGAATCTCCTGTGGAAAACTTCCGTGCTTCAAATTGCGTTAGTCCACGTTTGTGGAGCTCCATCTCAAAAATTGGGCCCGCATGCTGATCAAGCAAACCTTTCAAAATATAAAATCGTGTAGCTAAAATCTTGAACCATTCGGCAATTTCCATCATATCGAGCCGAGGTACATCCTCAAGTTTCAAGGCATAATTGACTAAAGGTGCCTCCAAATGAGGATTGGATTCACGCCATTTCTTTTTGGCATACCAAACCTCATGATATGCCACTTCCAGTTTCCCGTCATGAAAATGACTCAAAGTAATGGCGGTGCCGTCGTTAACTGTAGCGAAGTCCACTCCGGCCCAGAAGGGTTCTCGAGAACTACCTTTGGTTAGAGGACGAAGCGATGGAACGACACAATCCAAAAGATCTTGATGATCCTCAATCCAACCACGAACACGGTCAGAGAATTCAGCTCCATGCTCCGTGGCGAATGATTTTGGATCTTTGTGATATTCGGTCTCATAATAAGAATGATCGAGCGTAGGATTAACTTCCCACGTCGGAGCTTGAATCATCAACATGTTTGATGATTCTTTGCCCTTAGTCAAAGACAACTGATATAAACGATAAAAGAAGCCTTCTCGAGCGTCGGGAGACGAGATCGAAATAATACGACCCTCTGAGGGTCCAAGAGTCCGACGACGATTCTTCGGATCTTTAGGAGAA